AGCCCTGGCTGCCATGACAAGCAATGCAGCCGTTACTTCCGTGCTGGCTTCCATTTGGATCGCCAAGCAGTTTCCGCGGGATTTAGCTGAAGTGACCTTGAGAATGAAACAGGCTTGTGCTCAACCGAAGTTGGCGCAATCCGCCACTTATTCCTATCCCCGCGGAAATACGACCGTGACGGGCCCTAGCATCCGCTTGGCGGAAGCGCTGATTGGCGCATGGGGCAATGCGGAAGCCGGATGGAAGGAAGTTGCCCGCCATTGGGACCCGAAGGGAGCAGATGGAAACGGCTGCAATGTGTCCGAATGTCTTGCCTATTGTTTTGACAAGGAGACCAATGTTCGCCGGGAAATTGCTTTCTCTGTACCTCATACCCGCGATAAGAATGAGACTGATTCCAAAGGGAAAAAGACTGGAAAAATGCTGCGTGTCGCCCTTGATAACGAACGGGATGTTTACGAACTGTGCGCCAATATGGCTTCTCGCCGCATCCGCGCCTGCATCTTGCAGGTACTTCCCGGCTGGTTGACTGATGAAGCGCTGGAAGCCGTAAAAAATACGCAGGAGAGTGGATTTAAGCGTGATAAGGCTGATATTCTCCGATCCCTGGAAGCTAATTTTTTAGCTTATGGAGTGACGCGCGCCCTGCTCGAAACCAAATTGGGGCACAAGCTTGAAGAAATGACCGTAAATGAATTGCGAGATTTAAGCAATATTTATAACGGCATTGTTGATGGTATGGTGCGGGTGAAGGAAGTGTTCCCGGATGACGACCAGCCCGCCAGGAAACCCGACCTGCCGAAGACTCCTGTATCTGCTCCCGCTCCCAAGGCGGCCCCCAAGAC